GCCTCTATCTCGGCCCGGTGCTGGTAGTGGTAGCGCAGCGGCGACAGCGTCACTTCGGGCTCGCCGGGTTCGCCATCGCGGAGGATCAGCAGCCCCTCGGCCGGGACACGTTCGGGCAGCACCTCACCGCGCAGGGCGGTGGCGGGCAGTGCCGAGAGCCGCGCGTGCAGCGCGGCGAGGATGGTTTCGCGGGGGCTGGGCACGGTTCTCTGCCGATCATCACATCAAGAAATGTCGTCTTGTGAGTTTGCACTGGTTTCGACACGGTTATGTTCAGGCGCACTCTTGAGAGGTTCGATAATGCTGTTCAACGTCGACAAGGCTCTCAGTCTGCCGGATATTCGTCACATTGTCGCAAAGCGTGATGAAGTACTCGATCGTTTCGGGCCGATATTCCGAGATCCACAAAGTCTGACCAAGCAGGATTATTTGGATTTCCTCAGTTTCAAGCACAATCACCACTGGACAGGTTTAGAACGCCTGGGGCGCCGAGCCACAGATGATATGGAAAGTCTGCGAGAAGCTATAACCGTCCTAGTAGACGAAACAAAACCGATCGCGGACAGATTTGTTTCCGCCCTTTCCATAGTGAGTGGAGCCGGTCCGGCCACTCTCACACCCATATTACTCTTGGCGTATCCTGATCGCTACGGGGTTTGGAACGGCACCAGCGAACCCGAAATGCGGGAACGAGGTGTATGGCCAGCTTTCCCCCACGGTACTTCCGAGGGGGAACGGTATGAAATAATCAATTCCGTGCTCCTTCAGCTGGCAAAAGACTTGAAAGTGGACCTGTGGACACTCGACGCCCTATGGTGGAGGAGCAAGCTGGAACGTCAGAACACTGGCCACTACCTTGGCTCCAGGGACATCGCGATCTGGGACATGGCTGAACAGGCCAACCAAACGGCGAAGCAGTCCTACGGGCAGACAGTGGAACGCATTATCAAGAACAAGGACCTCCGGCTCTCGAAAGAAGCTCTCATCGCGCATCTTAAAGAGCTGCTGGAGGAAACAGGTGATAGGTGCGCCATTTCAGGAGTTGTCTTGCAGTTTGACGGTCCAGACTTGCAATTGCGACCGTCTTTGGATCGCATTGACAGCTCCGGCCACTACGAACTCGGAAACCTTCAAGTTGTCGCTCGTTTCATCAACTTCTGGAAGCGTGACACCGAGGATTTCGAGTTCCGTCGACTGCTGGCTGTTGTGCGAGGAGAATCTTAGGCCCGACCCATCTGGCCGCTCATGCTCGCCCCTCGACCCAGTTCGCCACGATCAACCCGGGCACACTGTCCAACGCCCGGTCTGCATCCCGTGCGAGGTCCAGCCGCTTCGGCAGCTTCACTTGCGGGACCAGCAGGAAGATCGGCGCGGTGACCTTGCCGCGCCCGGTCTTCGAGCGCGACACCACCGCCTGACCCTTCGTGTTCAGCCGTCCCTCCGCCACCAGCAGGCTCGGCCCCGTGCGGCGATAGACGAAGCGCAGGCGCAGCCCGCGGCGGCGTTCCCATTCGCGGGGGGTGATCCTGCCGCCGCGCAGGGACTTGCCAGCCGCAGGCAGCGGGATCGCCAGCCAGACCCCGTGCTTCGAGCGGATCAACGGCCCCGTGTCATGCGCGCCCACGATGACCGGGGCCTTCGACCAGACCAGCGCCGCCGCATCCAGGCTCTCGCCCGACCTCGGAAAGTTCTGGCTCCGGATGGAGTTGGCCAGCCGGGGGCCAAGCCCCGCGCCGGTGATCTGCAACCGCCATGCGCTCTTCAGCCCGGACCCGGCCTCGCGCATGGCGGCGGTCACCGCGCGTTCGCCGGCCGCCACCTCGGCCGCCGTCATCGCGACGATGTCGAGCTTCAGCTTCATCGCGGTCACGCTGGCCTCAGATCGACGGTCCAGACCAGACGCTCGCGGTCGCGGACGGGCTCGCCCTGGATGAGGAAGGCGTCGCCGTCGATCTCGATGCGGTCGCCGGGACGCGGGTTCGCAACCTCCGCCACGCGCAGGTCGATCCGGGTGGTCTCGGACCAGAGCCGCGCGTCGCCGAAATCGCTGATCGCGTCGGCACGCCGGGCGACGATGCGCACCAGCACGGGCGCGCCGCCGTCGGAGATGAAGACCGCGTCCCGGCCGATGTTCGGATCGGCGAAGAGCGCGCCAACGGCGGCGGCGAAGGCGCTCATCAGAAGTATCCGTCTTGATCAAGGGTTGATTTCGGCCCATTTCCGGTCGCCGCGGATCAGGGCGTTGGCGATGGTCAGCAGCTTGCGCATGACGGCGGTGATCGCGACCTTCGCGGGCTTTCCGGCCTCGCAGAGCGTCTTGTAGGTTTGGCCGAGCTGGCGGTTGAAGCGTGTGGCGACGAGTGCGGGCATGTAGAGCTTGGTGCGCAGAGCAGCGCGTCCGCCGCCGATCTTCGCCTTGCCCTTCCACATTCCGGACTGGCGCGTGATCGGCGCGAGCCCGGCGAGACTGGCGGCCTCCTTGCCGCTCATCGTGCCCAGTTCCGGCATGTCCACGATGAGCGCGATGGCGGCAATCGGACCGATGCCCGGAATGGACAGCAGGATGTCGAGGCGCCGGGCCAAGGCAGGATCGGCCATGACGAGGCGGCGCAGTTCAGCATCTATCTGCGCGATCTGGGTGTCGACCTGTCGCTGCCGCGCCCGAAGCTGGGCCAGGACAACCTTGTTGCGGGCCGCCTGAATGCGGTTGCGGCAGGCGGTGCGATCCTTGATCAAGCCGACCCGGGCCACGTGCAATTCCTTGATCTCGTTCATGCTCGGGGTCGGCGCGGGCGTGGCGTCGAGATCGAGGACGGACCCCATGCGGGCCAGGAGCGCCGCGTCCACCCGGTCGGTCTTGGCGTCCCGTCCGGTAGCCTGCGCAAACCGTCGGGCACGCCGCGGGTTGACCTTGACCAGTCCGTGTCCCGCGGACCCGAGCTTCTGTTCGAGGTCGCGATGATAGCGCCCTGTCGCCTCGTACACGATACGAACGGGCTGGGCGCCGAGCCAGCGGCACAGGGCCCGTAGCCCCGTCGCGTCATTTGCGAACTGGCTGTGCTTTCCGTCCGACAGGCGATGCGCGTCGACAGTATCTTTGGAAACATCGATTCCGATGGTATCGTTCATTGTGGTTTCGCCTCCTGGCCTTGTCATGCGGGGCAAGGACTGGACGCCTTCCCCAGGTATCCGTTCAGGACACACGAAAGGGCGGGGGCGATCCCACTTCTGACCGGTTCTTGAAACCCGCCGCGTTTCGACCCGTCCCCCGCCGCTGCCCGGCATGTATGAGGTGCCGGGCAGCGGCTCCCGTATCGCACGGGAGCCGGGAACTTTCTTAAGACAACGTCGCGTTCAGCCGCACCCGGCCGATGGTGTCACCCGCGCCGCTCGCCACCGCCTCGACGGCCGCGCCGATCAGGGTGTTGTCGGTCGCGACCGTGGTGCAGCGCTTGTTGGTGTCGTCCCAATAGACCTTCGCGCCCACGGTCCAGGCCTGGGAGCCGAACTTGGTGATGTCGAACACGCCGACGAGCGCCGTCTCGACGCTCTCGCCGAGGGCGGCGGTGCCCGATGCGATGCCGAAGATGGAGCCGACGAGCAGGCCATCGCCGGAGGCGACGGCATAGGGCGCGGTCAGGGTGATGGTGTTGCCGGGCTGGACGAAGTTTTTCATGAGGGTGATCCTTTTGGAACGACGAAGGGCGGCCTGTTCGGACCGCCCGCGTGTCTGGGTTCAGCATGGGGTGCAGGTTATGCGCCCGGGTTCTTGTAGAGGCCGCGCCAGTCGATGGCCTTGGCGCCGAAGTCGAGGCGACACTTGATCTCGACCCCGTCGACGTCGAAGCCGTTGCGGGTCTCGATGTAGGCGCCCTGCTGACCCTCGAGATAGGCGTACTCGATGGTGTCGATCTGGTTCGGGCTGGCCGCCAGATACCAGGCGGTCTCGCTAGCGGCGTCGAGCCGCGGCTCGCTGATCGGCGCCAGCGTGCGGATCGACTGCGGCACCACGCTGGACGTCGCGGCGGGCACCAGGTTCTGCGCGACCAGTTGCTCGGCCTTCAGTTCCAGCGAGGCGGGCACGATCAGGAAGGCCGGGCGGACGTTCAGCACCGTCTTCTTGTCGAGCCCCGTCTGCTTGGCCATCGCCGCCCGCGCCGCACCGACGCTGCTGACATCAAGCGCCGCGCCGGTGCCCGCGAGGTTCTTGTGCGTGGTGTGGAACAGCGCGTTGCCGTCGGCCATCGCCGGGTTGGCGGTGATGATGCCCCAGACCACGTCCGACTCCAGCTGCGCGATGGAGTTGCCGTACATCGCCGGGATCCGGGTGAAGGCGTCGAGATCGTCGTTGATCAGCGTCTGGCGGGTGATCGCGACCACCCGGCCATAGGTCTTGACCTTGTAGCTCTCCTTGCTCTCGCCAAGCGTACCGCGCTTGAACTCGCCGCTCTCGCCGACTTCCAGCAGCTGCGGCGCTTCGCCGAGCTGGACCCGGTGCATCGCCTTGAAGTCGGTGGCGAGCACCTGGCGGCAGAACAGCATGAACGTCCGGGGATAGGCCTCGTAGGCCTGCCGCAGCGTCTTGTTGGTCACCGCCGACAGGATCTCGGGGAAGTCCGAGGTCGAGTGCAGCGCCCGCGTCGCCACCTCGTCGCGCGACAGGCCGCGCGTGTTCACCCCGGCATTTCCGAGGCTTTCGCGGGCCAGTTCCAGCAGGGTCATGCCGCGATACTGGCGCGCCGCGTCCTCCAGCTGGAACAGCGTCGGGCTGTAGCGGTGCAGCAGCGCATTCGCCACGGCGTCGCGGCGGGTGATGCGTTCGTCCCGGCCGCCGAGGGGGACCGAGACGTGCGGGAAGGTGCGGGTCTCGTCGGACTTCGCGGCGACCTGGTCGAGGATCAGGCGGCGGGACTCGTCGACGCTGACGCCGCGCTTGACCAGATCCTCGGCGAAGCCGCGCTCGAGGTTCAGCCGCCCGGCCAGATCGTAGATGGTGGAGACGCGGTCGCGCTCGGCCTCGCGGGCGCGGGTGGCGACAGCTTCGGTGTCGGGCGCGGGCGTCGCCTGCGTCTTCGGCTGGCTGCGCGTCTCGCTGGCGGCGGCCTTCGGGTCGGGCGCAGCCGCTTTCGGCTCGGTCATGGCGGTGTCCTCGGTTGCGACCGGATCAGTCGGCTGGGTGGTGGCGGGTGCGGCGTCGCTCGCCGGGGTCTGG